TCTCGTCGCACAACAGACGAGTTTTCTTATGCTTCACTTATAAGACCGAAACAAAACGAATATGCTTACTTGGGACCGTAGTGAATACTACGACATTTCCAACACCATTCTTGAATCCCAGATTGCATCTGGACATTGGTTCTATCGTGGACTAATGATCCCCCCTCATATTCCCGAGTACATGACTTTGGCCCGCCACATCTATCTCGGCCAAAGTTTTGGAAATAGTGTCCGTACACCCATCGTTGCTGAAGCACAAGGAGACACCGTCTCAGATGACGGTGAACTTGAATTCTTAGATCACACCAACCAAGAATATCAAGAAGCTATGTATAATCTTACCATGAAAGGTATCAACACGTCGTGTCCCGCACACATAGCAAGCCAATGTTTTGCCCACCACAAAGACATGCAATTGCTACTTGGACACCCTATGTCAGCTGATTACATCAAAGCTCGTAACGTAAGTTACGCACGTGCTCTTGAAATCTTAGATATGCCTCTTGATTCTCCATCTGATAAGGAACCATCCACCACTGTTCCTTCCGCAAGATCCATCTTTGGTACCGCATATGATCTCCTTTCCTCTCTGCTCAAATCTTCTGTAGATACCATCGTCAATACGCTCCGAAGTATTTCCGATAGCCTTTCCAACTGGCTCATCGATAGTATTTACGGATCGTATCCAGTGCTCTCAAAAGCATTTAATTTTCTTGTTCACATCCGCGACGTTTGTGCCAAATTCATCACCATGATTAAGGAAAAGCCTATTCAGGCTATTGCCCTCATCACAAACGTCGTTACCGCTTTCTATAGCGAAGATACAAACATTCCCGTACTAATCCTCAACATCGTTGCGAACGCCCATGCTCTCTATGGGAGCGATTCGCTATGTATGGACCTAGCCAGTAAGCTTGGCTCAAATATCTACAAAGCTTTCTGGATTAGTTTAGCTAAAGTTTGTTCGCATTTCGTTACTAGTAGCTCCTCAGTAGAAGCCCAAGGCGATGCAGACCATACCGCCTCGTTTCTACTCTCAATCACTAACATTCTAGGATTTAAAGGATCTCTGAAAAGCTTAGGTAATCTCTGTAGAGACTACAACTCCATCTATGTCTCCGCTAAGAACCTTGGCTCTTTTGTTACTCAACTCATTGAATTTATTCCCGCTACCATCAAGTATATCTTTGGACATAAGTCCCCAGCCGTAATGCTCAATAGCAAGTATGAAAA